GTCTTCACCAGCGGCAGCCGCAGCGGCGGCGGCCTGCTCGGCAGCGCTGGGCAGAACGGCGGTGATGGTGGTCAGCGCAGCAGCGCCCACCGGCTTGTTGGCTTCGGCGGCGGCGGCCTGGGCCTGCGCGGTGCGCAGGTTGCGCTCGGCAGCGTTGACGGCCATGGCGGCGTCACCGCCGGTGGATTTGCCGTCGAACTTGAGCGAGGCGATCAGGGCTTCGTGGCCGGGCAGCAGCTGGGCTTCGACGGCCTGGATGCGCTCGCGTTCGGCGGTCGCACCCTCGGCCAGGATCGCCTGCAGCAGTTCGGGCGCTTCGGCCGCGATCTGTTCACGGGTGATGGTCATGGTTGGGTTTCCTTCAAGGGTTGCGGAGGTGCCGAGCAACACCGGCTCGGTGGGCTGGGGTTCGCCAGCGGACAGCGCACCGGCTGTCTCGTCTGGCAGTCCGCCCAGCGCGAACACGGCCTTGCGGCGCGTGGCGTACTGGGCCGGATTGGTGGCCATGCGTTCGACGATGTCGTCCACAGTGGCGAAGCCGTCAGCCAGACCTGCGTCGATGGCCTGCTGGCCGATGAAGACGCGGCCGTCGGCCATGTTGGAGAGGACCTGGTCCACCGAGACGCGGCGGTGCTGGGCCACGGTGTCGGCGAAGACGGTGTAGAGGTGGTCGAGCTGGGCTTCGTAGTACGCCATGTACTCGGCGCTGGGCGCTTGGCCGTTGATGGCGCTGCGCTTGTACTTTCCGCGCACGAACTCGACCGAGGTGGCATCGGGCTGGCTCAGGCCCATGCGGGCGTACACGCCGATGCTGCCGGCCTGCACCGTGGGGCCAGTGAGGTACACGGCATTGGCGGCAGATCCGCCCCAGTAGGCAGCACTGGCGATGGTGGCGTCGCTGACGGTGACGACGGGTTTGACCTTGGCCAGCTCGGCCACGGCAGAGGCCCATTCCGGCGTCCCGAACACGCTGCCTCCCGGGGAGTCGATGACCTGCACCACGCCCTTGACGCGGGTGTCGGCCGCGGCGCTCTGGATCTGCTGCACCAGCATCTGGGCCGAGGTGCCGCCGCTGATTTCGGTGAACAGGTTGGCCTTGGGGGCAATGACGCCTTCAACCGGCAGCACGGCGACACCACCGTCACGCACCTGGTAGCGCTGCTGCTCGTTGGCCAGTGGCCGACCCAGGCGCGCCTCGACCGCGGCCAGATCGATCTTCTCGCCCTTGAGGTGGGTGACGTAGATCTGCTGGATCTCGCGCAGGCTCTCGGGCAGGATGGCCCAGGGCGCTGTAAGCAGTTCGGTGAGTTTCATGTAGTCGGCTGCACTGGTTCTTCAGTGCTGCCGACTGTAGAAATTCGAGCCCTGAAAAAACAGGGCAAATTTGCACAACTCAGTCGGCCTGCGCGTCCTCGTTGCGCGCGGGTTGCGGTGCCGGTGCCCCGGCAGGCGCGGCCCACAGTCCGTCTCGCTTGCGGGCGCTGACTTCCTTGACCTGCTGCGGGTGCTTGCTGGCCCAGCTGATGCCGTCGTGCTGAATGCTCTCAGCCTCCAGCGTGCTGATACCCATGTCCACACGGCCCTTGGCAGCCTGCACTTCCTTGAGCGGGTCCACGCTGCCGGGGCCGTCGCCCGTCCACACGGCACCGCACCAGGCGGCGCGCACCAGCGGGTCGGCAAAGAAGCCTGGCGCGCTGATGCGGCCTTGCCGCACTTCGTTGGCCAGCCACTCTTCGTACACCGGTTGGCACAGTTCGGTGACGATCAGGTCCCGTTCCATGCGGAAGAACTTCCAGGCCATGAGCAACGCGCCGCGCGCGGCGGTGTAGCTGCTCTGGAAGTGCATCACCAGCACTTCGAACGGGATCTCCAGCGCCACGCCGATCTGGCGCAGGATGGCCTGCACGAACGGGTCGAACTGGGGGTTAGGGCGGCCGGGCGTGAAGTTCTGGATTTCTTCGCCCGGCAGCAGGTTGATGACCTGGTTGTCACCGGCCACTTTGCCGTCCCACTTGAGCGAGTCACCGATGATTTTCTCTTTGTCGTTGTCGCTGAACAGGTCGTCAAAGGCCTCGGGGTCCATCTTCGTGAAGAAGCTGGTGATGGCCGAGTCCACCGCTGCCTTGAGTTCGGCGTCGGTGTACTGGCTGAGCTGGCGCAACGGCTCGATGATGACCGCCGTCCACGGCACACCGCGCTTCTGTGCCGGGCGCAACTGCTTGAAGATGTGCAGCACGTTGCGCCGGCCGCTTTTCTGGCCGCGCACGTTCAGTGGCACCCAGGTGTTTTTCACCAGCCGGTCACCGGGGTGGTGCTTGGCCACATGCACGCGCACGGCCTCGCCGGTGTTCGGGTCCAACTCGATGCCATCCACCAGGGTTTCGGTGTCGGCCTTGCGGTCGGGGTTGCACACGCGGTCGGCTTCGATCAACTCCAGCACCAGGTGCTCGCGCTGCCCGGCGCGTTCGATGAGCGGCAGGTTGACGAAGTGGTCACCGCTCTCTCGCCACGATCGATGCACCAGGCTTTGTGCCTGGTACAGGTTACAGCTGCGGTCCAGCGTGCAGTCCTTGGACGCTGCGTAGGCATCGAACCGCGCCTTGGTGTTGAGCTGCCAGGCGTCGGCCTGCTCTTGCGTCAGGCGCAAGATGGCGGCGTTGATGGCGGGGTTGCAGCTCAGGCCGGTGCCGATGCTGTGGCTGTTGTTGATGTTGAGCGCGCCCACTGCGATGGGCGCGTTGCGCATCTGGTCGCGGCTGCGGGCGCGCAGCGTGGGCAGGTCGCCGATGATGTCGGTGTTGGGAGACCCGGCCGATGTCCGCCACTTGGCCAGCGCGGCGCGGTCGGTACGGGCGCCGGTGTATCCACCAGAAAGCGCCAGCATGGTGCGCGACTGCAGGCGCTGCTGGCCCCACTTGGGGTTGACGTAGGTGATGAGCTTGTCGACCAGGTTGGCTTCGACGATTGGCTTGCGTGGGCTTCTTTCTTTCATGTCAGCGCACCATGGTGGCGGAGCGGCCTCGGCGGGTGGCGCTCATGGTGAGTTCCGAGACGCGACGATTCCAGAGTTCAATGCCTGCCTGGATCGCCGGCAGGTCCTGGAATGTCATGCTGCGGCCGTTGATGGTGTAGCTTTTGCGCGCGAGCGCCGCCGTCTCGGCGGCCAGGTAGGCGTCGAGCTGCGCCTGTGCTTGGGCAAGGGTGATTCCAGCCATGTCGTTGGGCTCCTAATTGGTGGCGAGTCTAGGCAGCAGGCCCGCCGAAAAACAGGGCAAATTTGCACCGCATCACTGCCCGCCCCGCTTGATGTAGTTGTAGAGTGAACGACGGCTGATTCCGTGTCGGGAGGTAATGTCTTCGTCGCTCTCGGTGCTGCTGATAGCTTCGTCGAAGATTGCCTTCCGCTGTTCTGGTGATGGGTGCTTCTTGCGCTTTGGGATGCGCACGCGTAGGCCGCCGTACTTGGCCTTCATCTTCAGCTCGATCTTTTGCATATCCTCTTCAGTCAGGCCACAAGCACGCGCTTCACGCAGCGTTTCCGCCACGATGTCGGGCCCGGTGCCGTCGGTTTCGGCGCTGCTGGTCACTTGCGGAACCTTCCGCTGCTACCCAGAGAGATCTTGCCGTCCACCACTGCAGGCGGTGGACCGACTGGGCTGGTGGTCTGGGTAGGCGATGTGGCCGGCACCGCGGCGCGATCGCCCACCGCCTCGACCATGGGCGCGTCGGCCTGGGCGGTGGTGGTGGCGGGCTGGTGGCCGGCCGTGTCAGCGGGCGCGTCGTCTTGCTGTTCGAACAGATCGCCCACGGTGGGCACCAGGCGATCGCGCAGCAGCTGCCAGGCGTGCTCGCTTTTCTTGTGCAGGCCCAGGTACATGGCGGCGGCGACGTTGTAGCCGGTCAGGTCGAGCGGTTCGTTGGGCTCGCCCTTTTTCTGTTCCCACCAGCTGACCTTGCGGCCGCGCTTGAAGCCGATGGTCCGGTATTCGGCGGTCAGGCCCTTGAACCAGCTCTCGGGCAGGTCCTGGCTGAAGTGCAGCGCGCCGGGGCCCTGCGCGAACTTCCAGCGGGCCTGCAGGTAGTCTTTGACGGTGTCGGTGCCGATGATCCACAGCTGCGGGCCGCGGCGCTCGGTCTTGCCGCGCTTGTCGATGCCGACGTTGCTGGGCTTGTTGCCGATGATGGGTCGGTTCTTCTTGTTCGCGTCGCCCTTGATGGCGTAGACGTTGCGGTGGCGGCGCACCTGGGTGAAGTTGTAGACCT